AGCAGCATTTCCTAATATGTCTCTGCCTCGTGTTTGGAACGACAACGTCTGTGACGCTATGAATATTGACCCAGTACTAGCAAGCCCAGCCGCTACAACTACAGCATATCAAACATCTTCAAGGAATGGCGTTGAGCAAAACGCCAACGGTGATTGGGTAGAGAAGTATGTCGCAACGGATATGTTCGCTGATACTACAGACGAGGATGGTAAAAAGACTACGAAAGCAGAACATGAGGCTGCGTATCAAGCAACGCTAGATGCAACTACGGCTGAACGTCATAGATCAACAAGAAATAGTAAACTCGCAGAAACAGATTGGACTGCTATGTCGGATGTTACAATGGCAAGCAATATGAAAACTTACAGACAGGCTTTGCGTGACTTATCTACTCATAAAAATTGGCCTAATCTTGAAGATGCCGATTGGCCTACTGCGCCTGAGTAATGGACCCAATATCTTGCGTAGCTCTAGCAACAGGTAGCTTTAAAGCTCTCAAAGCAGCAATAGGAGCAGGAAAAGATTTTCAAGAAATGACAGGGCAGCTTTCCCAATGGGGCAAAGCTTTCTCTGACTTTACTAACTTAGAAGAAAGAGAAAAGAATCCTCCGTTTTGGAAAAAAACATTCAAAGGTTCTGATGAAGAAACAGCTTTAGAAATTTTTGCACATAAAAAGAAAATGGAACAAATGAGAAATGAAATCAAAGATCATATCTCTTGGACATACGGACCTAGTGCATGGAAGGAAGTATTACAGATAGAAGCGCAAATGCGTAAGAAAAGAAAGCAAGAGTTATATAGAAAGCAGGAACAGATAGATGCTTTAATTAATTTTGGTATTGGGTTTGCAATTTTTATTGTAGGTGGTGGTATTTTATTTATTGCATTTTATTATTTAGGTCAGTGGCAAGGTAGATGGTAATGAAAGTAGTATTACATATTTTATTTTTAATGTTTGTAGCAGGATTTCCATTTTTATTTATGGCTGTTGCGACTAGTTAGATGTGGGTTTTACTTTGGTTACAAGTAATTACTGGCAACTTTGACCACTATCATGTTGGCAGTTATTCAAGTGAAGAAGCATGCAAGTTAGCGCAGAAAGAAGCTAAAGTATTAGTAACTAATCAAAATTCTAAAGTAGTCTGTATTAAAATTGAACGGTGACAATAGCAGAATGGAAGGGAAGATACATAATCTACAACGATAAAGGTTATGTAATTATTATTACTAGGGACAAACGAGTAGCTTTAAGTTATGTAAGGAATTATTATGATACCAATAACAGCTAACTATTTAGATGAACTAAAGATTTTACCAAGACTAGCATTTCTTTGTCAGATTATTTTGACTTGGAAAGTATGTCTTTGGTTCATGACTCTTGAAGACCCAACAACACAACAATCAGCTTTTGTATCTTTAGTTACTGCTATGCTTTCTGCGTCTTTTGCTTTATGGTTAGGCAAAGAAGCAAAGACAGATAGAGGAGGACACCATGCTCCAAACACTAATAGGTCCGATAGCTGAACTAGCAGGAGGTTGGTTAAATGCCAAAACGCAAGCCCAACAAGCAAACGCAAAACTCAAACTTACCGAAGCCGAAGCCAAAGCAAAAATCCTCGTCTCCAAAGAAACCTCAGTCCAAGACTGGGAAAGGATTATGGCACAGGGTTCTCAGAATTCTTGGAAGGACGAGTGGTTAGTTTTATTATTTTCAATTCCTCTCATACTAGTATTCACTGGGGAACAAGGTCGTACAATCGTTGCAGAGGGGTTTACAGCACTGGAACAGATGCCTGAGTGGTATCAGTATACTTTAGGCGTTATCGTAGCCAGTAGCTTTGCTGTGCGCTCTGCGACTAAATTCTTTGGAAGGAAGTAACATGCAAGAAAACTGGGAAATGTTTTTTGAAATGTTAATTAAACATGAGGGTGGTTTTACAGACGATCAACGTGACAATGGAAACGCCAAAGGTGATGGGCATGGCAATGAGGGCTCAACAATGCTTGGTGTTACCGCTTGGAACTGGGCAAAGTATACTAAGAAACCTGCACCTAAAGATGTAATGAAAGTATTAACTAAAGCAGATGTTAAACCTTTATATAAAAAGAATTACTGGGATATTATTTATTGTGACAAACTTCCGTCTGGAATTGATATTTCTGTAGCTGATCTTTGTGTTAATGCAGGTCCAAGCAGAGCAGCTAAGATATTGCAAAAGGTAGTTGGTGCAAAACAAGATGGTAAGATTGGTAATAAAACTATTGCCGCAGTGTATGATCGAGAGCCTAAAGAAGTATTAGATAATTACTATTATGGTAGACAAAAATTTTATGAAGGCTTGGATGATTTTAAACACTACGGCAAAGGTTGGACGAGACGCAATAAAGAAACTTTAGAGTTAGCCTTATCTATTGTTTAAGGTCTTGGCATTGGTTTAATTAATTTATTAGATGCAACGTCTGTACCTTTACAATATACATGCACATCTTTGTGCGTTGCGTAAGAAACAAATGTATCTCTAATTTTTTCTTTGTTGTAACTACAAGCATCGTAACTTGGAAACATTAATGGATATTCTAATTTTTCTCCATCAATGTAAAAACTTAAAATCATAAACGTCCAGTATTTAAGCATTGTCTTCCTCCTGTTTTTATTTATTATTGTTTGGGGGTAGTCCCCTCAATTACTACCCCACGACACACCCTTCTCTTGGCAATCTAAAACGTGATATACAATTTGTAATTACTTTTAAATCATCTTGAAGAATGTCTGCAATATCTTCTGGTGACAAAGAATACTTCATCATCATTTTATTAATCATAAAAGCTCTTGGTGTTACTTTTACTTTGTTACTTTTTTTACGCCCACCTCTGCCCATAGTATTCATTTGACTGATGCGGCTGCGCTCCATTGTTTTTCCATCGCGCCCAGTTTTAATTTGTTTTTCTTGTTGGGTTGCTTTGATATTCATCATCATTCCAATTTCTTTTTCGGATGGTGCTCTGCCGAAAGCTTTGTGAAAACTTTCAAAAGTTAATTCTACATTGTCAATCATTAGATATTGTACCCCTCTTTTCTGAGTTTTGTTGTAAAGTCTTTTAATTCTTGTTGTGCTAAATTTAATTCAGCAATGATGCTTGGTCTTGCATCAGGTTGGTAACGCTCATCTTGCAACCGATCGACCTGTTTACGCAAGTACTTTAACATCTGTTCTTGAATTTGATTTAGTTTCATAGCTACCTCTTAATAAAAAAAGCAAGCCCGAAGGCTTGCCTAGTTACACAACATAAAGAGGAAGTAAACTTTTGTTGTGTTTCTATTATCTTATACTGTCCAATACTGTGCAATCTAAAACGGTGTTTTATTTTGCGGATCAGATATTGCAAACGACATGTATGGTTTGTCGCCTTTGATTTTGCGCCAACCTGCTAGTCGCTTGTTGTGATTAGGATTTGTCCAAGGTGATTGCTTATCATCTGTTTTATATATTGATCCAGTGTAATCTGGTGCGCCATCTTTATCATTATCGTTTGGAAATATAGCGCCAATCTTTTCATACACTTCCATGATTTCTTTGCCTTCACGTGAAGTTCTGCGAATGACTGCTAGTTTTGTACTGCGTCCACCATTATCTACATTACCTTGAAGTAATAGTTCCATATCATCGAAGGGTGCAAAGGCTGCGCCTTTATTTGTATCGTCGTATTCTGCCATGCTTCTGGCTCCTTTTTTAATTAATAACTTAATGTGGTTGACTGAATTGCATCTCCAATTCTATTTTCAATTGTTCTTGCAACAGTCGATTGTTTTACATGAACTACGTCAGCGATTGTTTCTAAATCTATTCCATGCGCTGCCATAGTACACATTAATAATTGATTTTGTGCCCTCCTTATTTTTCTTATTTTGGTATTGCTTTTTGATTTTTTATCTTGAATTGCTTTGAGCATAGTCATGTGAGTAGATGCTAGTATGGCAGGGAGCAAGACATTATGTGAATATGCTTGCCCCTTGTGCCACCAAAGACCTTCTTTGAAACGTGTCATCCAGACTTATGCCACGACTGCGTTCGACTTTTGGTCTTCTCACTTGTCGTGTCATGTATCGAAGGAGGTTTACTATTTGTTTGTGCAGTAGATTGATTAGCATCATCATCTTCTGATGGAAGATTAAGTAATGACATAATGCCATAGCGTCTTGCGTATGTAACTGCACTGCCAAGACCTTGCATATCATTCTTAGCTAATACAAGTGGTACGCTAGATTCCATTGACCAATCAGGAAAATCCTGATGATAGATTGTAGTTGCAACAAATGTTCCCAAAGCATGTGATCCAACTTGCTGACTCAGAAAGAAACCATTGTTAGCAAGTGGCTGAGTAACAGCTTCTATGCACCCTTCAAGAGTAACATAGCGGCTGCGGAAATGTGGGTTAGTACCCTCTTTTTTTGGTGGTTGTATTTCTGATCTTGCTTTGATTAACAAGTTAATAATATTTTTAGTCATTTTAGATTCCTCTTTGTTATGCGTAAGCTACCGCGCTTGTCGCGCTTTACTGATAGTTGATCACAATAAACCTCACGCTCGTTTTCTGCAATCATACCCTTTAAGTTTTTCTTTGCTGTTTCAAATTGTTTGTGGTCGGATTCTTTATTAATGTAAGTAACGGCTGCGTCGATAAATTGGTTGTCGTATGTTGCGTCACGTGCAACCATTTCGTCCAACGGGATTTTATCAATCGAGGGCGAGGGCGTATCGACACCAATCGGCTCCTCATTGCGAAGAACGTAACCCCAGAAGTCTGACACCACTGCCCACATAGAATCGAAATACTTTTGGTCTCTTGATACATGCATACAATCCCAATCACTGTTGCCAAAAATTACTGAAAAATATCCACCATCTACATTAGCAAGCTGCATGTAGAACTGTATTTGTGGCATATAATATTCAGTAACTTTGTATATATTGTTAAAAGAATTTGTATGTTTTGCTTCTACAATTTGATCTTCATACATAGCATCAATCGTACCTTTACATGGTACAATACCTATTTGTTTTTCAAATGAAGATTGATGATTAGTAAGTTTAGAAATATTTAAATCTTTTCTAAACCATTCTAAATTAAAATCTTCTGTATGGACACCAAGCTGCACTGCTAGATTATTAGATAAATCTTCTGATTCAATAAGACCAGTTTTGATTTGCCACAATTGTAACCAATTGCCTTGCATAATCTGGACGCAATCACTGCCTCCGATAAAACCTTGTCGGTTCATTACTTCCTCCATTATTATTGTTTGATACTACTGCTTATGTGCAGCTTTATCAAGGTTTATTTTTCTAGTTTTCCACTCTTCATCTGTAAAATCATCTTTAAAAATTTCTCTCCAATCACTAGGAACAAACCCATTTGCTACAAATTCTTGCATTGCATGATTTAAATGTGGTGCTACTTGTTTTATGTGTTTGCCTTCTTTGAGCTTAGTTAATTGATCCTCAGTAATATCTACCTCTATGGTATGAGTTTTGTTTGACCAAGGACTTCTTCTTGTAATTTTCATAATTGTGTATTCCTTCTTAATTTTTTAGAATATCCATTGCATCTTTGTATCTTTTGACAAGCTCATCATGTAATTCTTGAGAGTCACCATACATAGTAATCGCATCGAGATACGCCTGTCGATGTGGCTCAAGCTCTGCCTCAGTAAGATAACCAAAGTGTACGAGTGATGCAGCACCACGACCCCATAGCCAGTTCTCACCAACAGGTTCTTTGTTTCGTATGCGATCAGCATTTATTTTATACGCATCTGGTTGCCATGATGTATTAGAACCAAACTCTTTTTTTAATACTGGATGTGCTTTGCGATTTAAACTTGCAGACCACACATCATTTGATGCAGACTTGCTTATTGATTTCATTATTTAACCTCCCAATACATTGCATAGCGTTTACCCTTTTCATCTTTCTTCATAATTTTATCAATTATCATACCGCTATCTTTTAAATCTTTTATTCTTGCGGCTAATCTAAAACATCCAAAGTAATTTAATGCTTCTATTGGTGTTAAAGGTTTTCCTGTTTCAAGGTATTGCTTGATTAATTTTGTTTGAGTTTCCATTTGCTTCCTCTAATAGTTGTTGAAATTTATCTCCTGTCATTATGACAAGCGTTTGCGGAGTTCCTCTCCGTCTTTTATAAAAGGCAATATCTCTACCTTCTAATACTGCGAATGGACTTGGGAAGTTAGACTTATCTCTGTACTTTACTTCGCCTATTAATTCTTGTCCGTTGATTTCGAGTTTAATATCCCCTGCATACTCTCCTCCCAAGCTGCCTGAGAGGGGTTGCCTTTTTGCTTTGATTGGCGCTTTGATTTTATTGAGCCATTCGACAAACCATTTTTCGTGATAGGTTCCTTTGTTTTTGTTTTGATTTGCCATCTGTCTTCCTCATAACAATTCAAACATACATACCAATGTTTATTCATTGTTCTTGCGTGATTGTTTTTAAGTATTGCAACGAACCATTCGGTTTTTATATCGCAAGCAACACAAGTTATATATCTCTTACCTTTTTTTGACTTCGACATCGTAACCCAAAGCATCCAACCAACACATAAATAAGAAACCTGATGGGA